ATTTGATGTCACATTTGCGCGATCTACCGCAAGGGCGAGCGTCACGCCACCGACAAGGGCATTCGCGGATTCTCCAGATTCTGTAATCTCCTTGGTGTTGCGATCATACATCAAAAGTACAACTTCTGGGGGTGTAAAATCGGGTCTGTTCCTGATAGGTGACAAATACACCGCATTACTGTATGGGGTTGGAACCAAGACATTACTTGCGTTGAAGACAATGGTATTATCCGCCTGATCCGTTGAGTCGGGTACATGCTTACCAAACCTGATCTCCGTAGATCTTTCTATAGCAGGTATATTCTTAACCATTTAATATAGGGAGGCAAATTAATTTGCGTAAAGAAGACCAGCCATCCCATTTTGTATACGAAGTATGTTGTAGTTGACGGCGTAAATTGGGTCATTTATGACTGTCCCCTCACTCATAATCTTGGCTGACTCAATGCGACTAAAATTGAGGGTCCCCGTTGGTTGGAGAGAACTTGTCATGAGACAAAAACAATAAAGGAAAAAGTCTGGAGAAGTCACAAAGTTTGTGTGATAATAGTTCATCACATCAATATAGTGTGGCTTACCCCATCGGTAGTTTCCAAGTTCAACACCATTTATACTCAACTTGACTTTGTTTGTTGGTGATGTGAGAGCGCCATCTGTTGTGGTGTCTGAAGATGCCAAGTACTTCACTGGGTGGTTAAAGATGAGATCTTGAACAGTTTCACCACTTGGAATATTTTTCTGCACCTGGGTGATGAGAAGGTCGTGTGTACGCGTCGCAATATTGCCGCGTTCTTCATTGTCAAGATAGTAGTAGTTGGCATACATTTCAAAATTGTAGTTTGCTGCTTGGGAACCCCAGTGAATGCGTAACTCCACATTATGATAGTTGAGCGCAACGAGTGGGAGTGCACACTGTGGTCCTTCACAAAAGAAGAAACGAAGGGGGTAAAAATAGGAACGCGCATGGACACCTGGGTGTGTACCGATAGCACTTCGTGAAACATTTTGTGCAAATGTATCAATCGCAATCTTTTCTGTAAACACTGAATCTTGTGTATCAATCACAGAACCACCAATGAGCAACTCAATTTTATCAATGAGTAAATCCCATCGTGAGGTATCTTTAGCTTCTATTGTATCATCGATTGTCAAATAGATATATCCGAGCATATCACCCGATTTCTCAATTTGAACACTTGACATTGAATTATTTTTCACATCTCCGCGTATAGTTTGCTTTTCAACGGATTGTGAAAAATTAGAGTGTCGTTTAAAGGTTGAACTAAAAAACGATATCTCTGGGTTGCCCATAATGTACTCATCCTGAGCACCAATTGCTACAAGTTGAACAATACCCGAAGACATGTTATTACTACTTTAAAGGGAGAAAATTACAAGTTTGGTTTTCTACACACAAATCTAAAAACTAAGAAGTTTGCGCCTGTATCAGTGGAATTTTTAATTGTATTACCATCTTGATCTCTGATGGTCACAGCGAGGCGATCAATACGCCTGATTGGGTTGACATATTGTGTCGCGATTGGATAGTTGTCTTTGAAAGTGATGAGTGAATTACTTCCACCGTGTGTAGTGCTTTCACTTATGAGACTCGCAAAAGAACTTCGGAGCATACTCAAGTGTCCCTGACCAGTCAAAACATTTGAAGCTCTGTCATTGAAAATGGAATCCAATTCTTCAACTGAGACATAGCAATGTTCGGTCGCATCGGTTGAATGAATATGAGCCGCAAGGAGTCTCGCCTGAACCACATTTTTTAGGGGTTGCTGAAGGTGGCAAGTAAAAGTGTTCGCACTGTCTTGACCGATGGTGTCAACGGTTATGGTGTGATACTCGTAGTCAAGATCTGGAATAGTTTGGGGCGAGGTAACCAAAGCCATTTAGTATTAGCTTAGATTAAAGATCCACCAATTCCGTCCTCAATTTCGTAGCCACCCGCTTGTTCCGCGACAAGCTTTTCGGAAGTACAAAGACCACCTGGAGTGAGACTCTTAGTGTATGTGCTTCCTTCACTGGTGTAGCCAGGGGCGCATTCAAGGCGGTGCTCAAGGTCAAAGATGGACTTTTCGTTGATCGCCTTAATGGTGATTGGTCTGGGTTGATACTTGCTGGTGTTTTTCAACATACCGAGCACAAAGATCAAAATGATCAAGGCAACAATGGACATGATGGCATTTCGGTTAGCACGGTTAAGGTTGAGCATTTATAATGTACATATATATTTTTTCTAAAGTGCGTTAAAGGTTATTGAATAGTTTCCTATTAGAGAGTAGATGGACGAAGAAATTGTCTTAGATCGCGGAAGCACCCACGTGATGAAACTGGACGCCGACGAACAGGCCCTGATGGATGAAATTGAGATTTCAACCTCGCGTCCTCAGCCTGTCCGACGACCTCAACCACAGCAGGTGCGTCGCCCACCACCTCCACAACAACAAGAAGCCATGGATGCCTTTGTGAATCCAAACAAACAATCGGCTCCGTCACCTCCTCAAGAAGATGAAGAGATTGACTATGGCGAAGATGAACAAATGTTTTTTGATGACGCCGACGATGGCCCTGCTCCTCAAGAGGATCAACCTTCAAAGGGCTATAGTTCCATTGATGAAGAGAGGAGTGATCTCCTTAATAAATTGGGCCGCCTTGAGAAGAAGGGGTTTGCCGTGAACAAGAGACTCAATGCATATTCTAATGTTGAAGATCTCCGAACAGAAGTCAAGAGAATTACCTATAGTATTGATGTTGAACAGTCTATTCGCTTCTCTCGGCGTATGTTAGTCGCCTGTGTCACGGGTCTCGAGTTCCTCAATAAACGGTACAATCCCTTCGAAATTCAACTCGAGGGTTGGTCTGAATCTGTGATGGAGAATGTGGATGACTATGATGGTGTCTTTGAAGAACTGTATGTAAAGTACCGTTCCAAGGTCAATGTTGCTCCAGAAGTCAAGCTCATCATGATGTTGGGTGGTTCAGCAATGATGTTCCATCTTACAAACTCCATGTTTAAGAGTGCGCTCCCCAATATGAATGATGTCTTGAAGCAAAATCCAGATCTCGTCAAGAATATGATGTCCGCTGTTCAAAATACCACTCGTGCGCCATCTGGTCCAGCTGATGCGGCTCCAGTGGGTGGTACTGGCCAATATGAGATGCAGGGTCCTGGTATTGACATCTCAAGCTTGATGGGTGGTGTCATGATGCCACCACCACCACCAATGAACACGACAGTGCAGCTACCAGTCACAGAACAAGACGATGATGACGTGTCTGACATTGTCTCCATTTCAGGAGAATCTACTGGAGGTGAAGTGAAGGAAGTGAATGTTGAAGGTACCAAGTCTAAGAGAGGTCGCAAGAAGAAGAAGACTGAAATTAATCTCTAAGTACAGTATAAATGATAGGCTACTGTCCTTTGGAGGAACTTGAACCTCCGGTCAGACAACAACAACCTGTTGTTAAACCCAGGGGTGAAGAAGCAAAGCCCCTAACTGGCCTCGAGGAAACTGAATGTAATTACGTCGTCATGGCTTTCATTGTCGGCGTCCTCTTCTTAGCCGTCTCTGATTCCATCAGGGCGTAAATTATTTACTAATTCTACCATTGGGTTTTCCCCAACCTGGTAAAATTAATAGTCAAAAGTTGTAACTTCCGACTGACCACCTGTACCGGTATCCAAATTTCCAGGGATTGTGAGATTCCGTGTTATTTTTGTAACTTTTCCACCACATGAAGACATGAGTTCTATGGATATGTCATAGTTGTATATTCTTGAAGAATCTACGTTATATGGAACTATACTTATACCTCGTTGTCCTGTAGTTACAACCGAACTCCATGGATAACTGTTTGTACCACCGAAAACATTTTTGGTACCAACCGCCACATCTAAACTTGGATTAGACGCATCCCCTGTCCCACCATGAACTTCAAGAATCATTGTATTTAAGTCTTCTACGGTGGACCCATCTGTTCTTCTCAACATAGCAACAATTTTTGCGAAGAATGCACCTTTATCAAATATTATCTGAATATCTTTTGCATCACCCTCTCCAATACTGAACGTTTTAGCGTATGTTTTCCGTGAAACTTCACTAGAGCTTGTTATAACACCACCACCTGTATGAATATCTGCTTCTGGTACAGCACCTCCAAGATTTACACCAATATTTGTAAAATCAATAGTACCATCAACACTTAAATCACCCGTAATATCAACAATACTGTTAATAAATGTTGTTTTTAAAGGTGTTGTAGGCTGAATATATACATTACCAGTTGTATCAGCATAAATGTTAGAAGTGCCAGCAGTTGTTACAAGATCTATTATCGCACTTGAAGAAGAACTCTCTACCCTTGGGATACCATCATATACATGGAATTTTGAGGCTGGACTATGTGTACCTATACCCACATTACTCGTATGAATAAGATGCATACAATTGGTTATTGTACTATTATTGGCAACACCCATGACAAACCCGGTTGTACCATTCGCAGCATTGCTGAAGCCGCGAATAGATGCACCTTCACCGTCATTTGTGTAGAGGAGCAAACCAGTTTCTTTATCATCACCGTTACTTTCAAGTTTCAGAAGGTCTATACTTTCCAGTGTAGTGTCATAAATGTGAACATTTGCAGTCGGTGAATCCGTACCAAAACCAAGTTTACCTTGTTCATCGAAACGAGCGAACTCATCATCATTACTAGAGTCAATCTCGTGTACGAATGTGAGAGGGCGGCGAGTGGAACCATTTAAAAGGCTTCTAATAATATTACGACTTGAAGCTCCCGTAGTTGTAGATAATTCAAAGCCCGTTAATGAAAACGATCCCCCACCAGAAAACTCGAGATCACCATTAACGACTAGTTTAGTATTTGGACCTCTTCCATTCGCATCTCCGCGTTGTCCACCAACAACCACAATCCCATTATCACAAATAACGAGGGCTTTATCTGTTTGACCATCCATAGTTTCCAAAATTTCACTTGATCCATATAGGGTTTCACCAGAAGATGTGTATGTTTGGAAAACGTGTTCGCCGGCGATATGTCTAATTCTATCTGGGCCCGTATCAACAGAAGAAGCTTCGTTACCCTTAAAGAGGAGTAACTCGGTTCTCGAATAATCTTCACTGTATCTTCTCTCAATAATGTGGGTATTACCAAACTCGTCACCTGAAAGTCCAGAAAATGAGAGTTGTTGTCCAATCACAACATTTCCCACAACTTCGAGAGCACCACGAGGTGCATCTGTACCTATACCCACATCGCGACTTGTACCATTTATGAATACACCGACAGCAGCCGCGTCATAAACCTTATTGGGGTTTTGTGTAATTCGGAAGTCATTGGAACCGGATACACCCACCGCCCAACCCGTAGGATCCACATCCTGATCGGTTTGAATGTAAGATGTAAACGCGTTACCTTCATTGATATCGGTCTGCATAGCGATTATCGCATCACCCGATGGGGCCTCGTGATTGTGTACGAGGATACCATTTGTCAAGGGGTTTGCTGTACCCGTAGAATATACCTCCAAATGTGCCGATGGTTGTGTAGTACCGATACCCACACGCCCTTCACTTTGAAGAGTCAAAACATCTACTTCATCTGTATAGTCTTCATCCGCCAGATATATATCCATCTTTGTTTTGGATTTCCCAGATGCGTTGTCATGCTTACCCAATTTGAAAGTGGCTCGCACACCGTGGCGTGTCGCATTTCCTTCACGAGCCAAGTGCAACACTGTACCGAGGTCAGTGGTATCCACAATTGGTTGAGTGTTTGTTACAACAAGGGAAGAGTTCAGGTGGCTGTACCCATTTCTGTATGTTGGTTGATCATTGAGAAACACAGTTCCACCAGAAGTGTGGAGTCTACCCACTGGTGACGCTACATTTATACCCACATTACTTGATTCCAAGAGAGTCAATTTGGGTGTACCCATTGTGGGTGTGGTACTCGCGAAAAACTTGAGACCTTTTCCAGCCCCAACTATATTTTCAACCCGTGTTTCCCCATTGGGAACACTCGTATACGCACGCATCGCGATATTACCCGTAGATCCCCATATGTTACCAGTTGAAATGGTGTTACTCCCAATCACATAGATATTACCCGACACTGTAAGTCTCTCCGTTGGACTTGTGTTTGCGATTCCAACATTGCCATCCGAAGTGATTCGGATTCTTTCAGTATTCTTTGTCTTCATAGTAATTTTTTGTTGTGTAGCTGTTGTACTCGCACCATAGACTTCAATAGCACTCACATTTGACGCAGTTGGACCCGCACGAAGAATGAGTACATTTGATGTACTGTCACCACCAAATCTATCCGCGTGGACTACAATGTTTGAACTTGAAAACACCATTTCGGTCGTAAGATTTGTTGTTGCGGTATTACCCAAAATTCTGAGGGTATTCACAGCACTTGTGTTTGCAAATACTTTGGCACCTACAGAAAGTGTATCAGTAGGTGACAAGTTTGAAATACCTGATGGAGCCGTACCCGTAGTGCGTAACGCAGTCATTTGGACATTTCCACTTATCGTAACTGGTGTATCAGAAGTCGCATCCAATACGAGGAGATTCCCCGCACGCAAACCAGTTGATCCAAGTATGAGACCCTTGGCGTACACATTACCATCTGCGTAGACAACATTTGAGTTTGTGTCGTCAATAAAGACATTTGAACCTACACAGAGGTCGTGTGTTGGATATGTGTTCGCGGCACCTATATTGTTTGATGTGTAAATGTCACCATATACATGAACATTAACGGACTTTGTATTGTCTACATTAATTGACGCAGAATTATACCCACCATATGCATCCGTTTGAAAAAAGGCCATCTCTCTACCCCTATTACCCGCTACAAAACCAAGAGCTACATTTGAGTATCCCGTGCCAGGTGTCATAACAAATGCCGTTTCTCGTGACAGCACATCATTTCCAAAACCGGAGTGAATGACTACATTGGCAACACGCAAATCCTGTGTAGCTATATATGTTGCGGTTTCTGAGACTGTAATATTACCAGTCACAGCGATATTACCCACAAGGTTTAGGTCACCATCTTGGTATACATTACCTTTTAACATCATGACATCGGAACCCTGGTCAAAAATACCAACATTACTTCCAACACTCAAGTTTGAAGTTTTGATACCACCCACAACAGTGATGACATTTGAATTTGTCTCCTTAATTGAAAGATTTGCCCCAGATGTTATAAGTCTATCGGACACGATCACATTTGTAGCAACCAAGTTACCACTCACTGTCATCAAATCACGACCTGTTAAGTCTATGTCAACCTTCCTTGTGTCGCCACTATTTACCTGAAACGCCTTTGTTGGGTTCGTTGTACCGATGGCAAATTGATTTTCAATGAATAAACGCTCAGCTTTACCACGACCTTTCAAGTCAAGCACAATTGTGTCAGTTTCATCCACAAAAAACTTGTTACCCACGGAAAGAGATTTTGTTGGTGTTGTGTTCGCTATACCAAGGCGCCCCTTTGTGCCAAGTTCTTCAACGAGGAGAAGTTCATTCGCTTCAACTTCCTTCGTCAAAATACTCTTGACACCCGTAAGAGTTTCTTGTTCAACGGGTTCTGCGTCCAGACTTGCCACATAAATCTGTTCGAATCTCGCGGTGCGACCCATTTATACTTTAGTTCCCGAATAAAATTCCAGCCAATCCATCCTTGATCCTGAGGACATTATAGTTTAAGGCGAACACACTGATGTCATCTTGTCTCCCCCTAAAGTTACCCTTCTCAACACCTCGAAGTATAAGTTTTGCGTTATCAAGTCTACTGAAATTACATGTACCCGATGGGTTATAGTCTGATGCGTTCATACCAAAATGATACACAAAATATCTCGTGTACATAAGATCTTCTGAATCAACTCGGAAGTCAATTTTACCATATTTTGACTTGTAATAACTTTGAACTGTGTGGAAGTAAGTTGGTGTCATATTTTCAAGAAGTGGCGTTCCATTGACATGAATATCAGCATTTCTAAAAGTAAAACGATCATTTGTTGGATCGACATTTGTTGCGGAATAACCGAAGAAGATTGACTTCACGGGGTGGTTAAATGAACTCAAATCTAAATCATTGTACCCACCCGTGGTTTGAATCACGTTATCAACAACATTTGAGAGGGGGAACTCAACCTTTTGTGTCTGTGTAATTATAAAATCCATTTGCCTCTTCACGAGAGATTCTCTCTCTTCCTTGTCCAAGTAGATATAGTTCCCATATACATTGATTCGTTTCTGTGAGGCACCATAACCGACGAGGCTTGTTTCGTCAAAATTGATCCTCACTTCAACTTGATGATGTGTAAGAGATACAAGGGGCAAAAATGCCCCGTGATCACAAAAGAAAAAATGAAGTGGTTGGAAGTTTCTATTTGATGTACTTGTTTTGTTTGTGAGTTCTTCTTGTTTCGTCCATGTATCGGCAAGATAATTTGGCCATATATCTGCGTAATAGTCATAGTGTTGAGAATCTATTTTTTGACCCCCAATATAAAGATCAATTGTTGAGTTGTACAAAAGATTTGACGAAACATTGGAATTCTTATCAAGCCCTTCAAACCAGAGACAATTTATAAGATCTCCTAAAACTGGTACCGTGAATGTGGGGTCTTTATCGGTAACCGTTTTAATCAGTTTGGGGGCTTGTGAAAAATTCGTATGCCTCGTAAACTTCATACGAAAGAATGAGTGACCCTCTTCACTGTTTATATACATATCTTGCGCGCCTTTTGAGACGAGTTGAATCAATGCACCAGACATTTAATTAATATTTAGATTATAAAAACAGCGGCTTTCCCTGAGGAAAGTCCTTCTTCTCTTCCTCGGCAACCTTACCATGTATCTTGAAACCACCCTGGCGATACACTTTCATTCTCTTGTAAAACATCGCTGTAAAGAGTGACCATGGATCGTGGATGTCATAGATGTGTGGATTATTCTTCTTTCCCTTGGTTTCTCTCATGATACGACCTATACTTTGGGTGATATCCGACTTTGGTGACGCCAATATGACTGTATCCAGGGTTGGTATGTCAAGGCCTTCGTGGGCTTGTGAGAAAGTTGCGAAGATGATCTTCTTTTTGGAAGAAGCCTGAAGGTCTGCCTCCTTCATTCCACCCATGTAGAGACCCGAGTTTTTGGGGAAACATTGGTGGAGCATCTCACAGTGCCAGCGTCTGTCACTTAGAACAAGAAGTTGTCTTGTACCAGCTGAAGCCTTCTTGATCAATTCCACGAGCATTTGGTTTCTCTTCCTGTCTTCCACAACTTCTGTAATCATGTTTGGCATGGATACTTTACCGAAGCGTGTAGAGGGTGGTGGATTCCTATAGTTGAATGATTCGTATGTAATGTTAAACACTTCAACTTGGTCCTGGTTCTTCCTCTCTACCGCAAAGAATGTGGGACCCATAAACCAATGAAGAACCTTCGTGAGACCATCCTTTCTCTCTGGGGTCGCCGAGAGTCCAAAGATATGCTTGGGACACATCTTGAAGAGGGACTGACTGAAGACCTTCGCACAGATGTGGTGGGCTTCATCAACTATGAGGGTCCCTATAGAATCAAAGTCGCTGAAGGAGTATTCCTTGAGGGAGAGAGACTGAAGCATAGCTATGACAAAGTCACAATCTGTCTCCTTCTTGTCCTGTTGAACAATACCTATCGTAGCACCCGGGCAGAATTGCTGAATCCGCTCTCTCCACTGGTCTGCTAAGAACTGTTTGTGTACAACAATCATCGTTCGGTACCCCAATTTACACGCTATTGCCAAGGATACGGTGGTCTTGCCATACCCGCATGGGAGCGAGAGAACACCATGGCCCGCGCTAATAGCTGCAGCAAGAGCCTCGTTCTGATGGGTTGCGTCTCGTAATTGACCGACGAATTTTGCTTGGGAGCGGGCTGGTTCGGGGCGACGATCCTCTTTGGGCTTTCCCACCTTACCAACTCCGTAGAATCTTGGAACGCACACTCCATTCTTAGCTGTTCTAAAAACTTTGAAAGGTGGTGGAGGAAATCCATAGTCCCCATTGACTTGGGGTCTTACCGTAAGCTCCTTTTTAATTTCGGTGATTGGTCCCTCAGTCACGAGGTACCCTGTTCGTGTTAGCATCTGATATATCTGAGGCTTTAACTTTTAATAGAGACAAGCTTCCAACAATATCCACTATAATTGCCAACATTCCAAGCCCCCGAGAAATCAACTTCAACTTCAACTTCCGATCCAATTGTGAGAGCTTGAATGGGTTCCCCTTCAACACGACACATGACTCGCCTATAACGGAATGGAACTTTCACTGTGAGGATACGACCTTCAAGGGGGTTGTCTATGTGGGAATTTTTAATAAACCTGGATTTGTTTATGTGATTTCTTCGGACGATTTCAGCACAGTTTTCAGGAATGACCAAACGGATGTACTTTTTTTCGTTGTGGTCATACATGGGTGTATGTACAGTGGTTAGAAACTTCATTGGTTTCTGTTACGATAAATGAGAATTAAAACTATAAGCACTAAAAGTGTCACTGATATAACTTGCGTGAGAAGGAGAGGCCCCAGTGGTTCCCGAGTTCCAAATACTGTGTGACTGAGAGACCTTGATACCTCCACCGCAGCCTCAATACTTGAGTAGGGTGTGTTGCGAGGTGACATCATACCACACATAGCGACACTTGGACATTCCCCAAAGAAGGGAAGTTGCCCATAGAGGCTGAGAACCCCCGATGATTGGGAAAACTGCCATCGCTCACCATCCCATTCAGCACCCCAACCAATTCGGATTTGCTTGGGGAGAGGAACATCCAACTCCTCAAGGATCCGAACCCTCAACTCTTCGGGTGGTGTTGTGAGGATTTCCTCTGTGAGATCACATATAACACATGAGACTGTATGACCATCTGCGAGAACAACGGGTTGGAGGTTCAGCCTCGTCGTAGCTGCAATCTTTAGATCGTCGGCCAACTCCACGGGTTCATCAAAATCAAAGAGGACAT